TTACGACGCTTCTGGGCTGGCTAACACCTCTTGGTGCATTGTTGCCTATTATATGGTATAGCATTCGAATATACGAAACTGAAACTTTTCAGCAGATTTTAGGCCATAAGAAGGATATTACCAATGGCAACGACGACTAATACTGGGTTAAATCAACCTGTATATAATAGTACGTCTCCAACGTGGGATCAGCCGTTAAATTTTAACGAAACAATTCTAGATGCCGTTTTTGGTAACACCACTTCCATTGCGATGCCAACTGGCGCATCAGCTACAACTACGCTTACTGGGCCAACATCCACTGGTTCACTTGGTCAAACTCAGGCCATGCGTATTACGTTGACTGGATCTTTGTCGGCTAACCAAGTATTGCAGTTTCCATCTGGCGTAGCTGGCCGTTGGATTATTTACAATACAACATCTGGTGCGTTTTCAATTACCGTATCATCCGCAGGCGGTGGAACTGCTGTTTTGGCCCCGCAAGGTTACAATGTCTCTATTTACTCTGATGGCACCAACATACGTTATACCGACGATGGGTTGACCAATAACTTTGCTACGTTGACTGTGCTTGGTAATACCTATCTTGCAACCACGTCTGGCAATGTAGGTATTGGGACGACTTCGCCTAGTAGTAAATTGGAGGTATCGTCTGCAAACAACACTGTGACGTCCACCGGTACGGCGGGTTTTGGCGCTTTCTATGCAAAAGGTAGCGGAACAAATGCCTCATATTTATTTATGGGAAATGCGACCAGCGGTGAACAGGGACGTATTACAACTATTGATAGCGGTATAATTACTTTTAGCAATACATCTTCCGCCACAGAACGTATGCGTATCGACTCCTCCGGCAACGTAGGTATTGGGACGACTCCATCGACAAAGCTGAGTGTAGCGGCGAGTAATGATGGCATTCTCACAAGTGGTACGGCAGGAAATGCCACAAGCCTTTATATTGCTGGTAATGGAAATACAGCAGGATCAACATCATTTGATCTTTATCAAGATTCAAGTAGCAACGCTGTCGTATACCAACGCGCAAATGGACCGTTGATATTTGGCACCAACAGCGCAGAACGTATGCGTATCGACTCCTCCGGCAACGTAGGTATTGGAACGACTTCGCCAAGTACAAAACTTCAAGTAAATGGTACGGTAACTGCAACGTCATTTTCTGGTGCGGGTACGGGTCTTACAGGAACGGCTTCATCGTTAAGCATCGGTGGTAACGCTGCAACTGCAACTAGCGCCACGTCCGCAACAAATGCGACAAATGCGACTACGGCTACTAATCTATCAGGTGGCAGTGTAACAGCCACTAGCGGAACTTTTAGTAGCGGCGTTCAGGGCACAACGATATCTGCACAAGGTTATGGTGTTCGGATATCTTCAGCAACGGGTGATACGGGTGGTTTTCTTCAATTTACAAATTATGCACAAAACGCCCAATGGTCATCTATCTCATCTACCAATGGTGTTTTAAATCTTAATGCAACTACCACTAATACCAGTAATATCGCAGCTTCTGGCGCGATTACAGCCACTGGCAATATTACGGCTTACTATTCAGACGACCGTTTAAAAACACGCCTTGGTGGTATTGATAATGCTTTGGACAAAGTATCATCTCTCAAAGGTTTTTATTACGAGGCTAACGAGACAGCACAATCTTTGGGATATGAACCTGTTCGAGAAATAGGTGTATCCGCTCAAGACGTTCAAGCTATCTTACCAGAAATTGTTGCACCCGCTCCAATTGACCCGCAATACCTAACTGTTCGTTACGAACGTCTTGTGCCGCTGTTGATCGAAGCCATTAAAGAATTGACTGACCGTGTTAAGGAATTAGAGGCTAAATAATGGCTACTCCATCTTCCGGACCGATATCAATTGCGGACATTAACTCAGCTTTTGGCCTTGGGTATGCTTTATCATCTTATCTTGGCGTCAAATGGTATCAGCCAAACTCTTTAAATACGGGAAATTTCTCAACAAGCAACCTTGATATGAACCAGTTCTATAATAAGCAGGGTTCCGATCCTGCAACGTCTGGAACTCAAACTTTTACAAATAATGGTTCATTCACGGTTCCTCTTTACCGAAATTCTATTACGTTTCAGCTTTGGGGCGCAGGTGGGGGCGGTGCTGACGCAGGTGGTTCTACGGGATCTCACACAAACGGCGGATCAGGTGGCACGACATCTATATCTGTTTCCGGCAATAACTTAACAGCAACGGGCGGAGGTGGTGGCATTTCTCCTGCAAGCGACCGTTCTGGTGGCGCGGGAGGTGGCGGCGGATCAGGATCCAACGGGCAAGCGAATCAAAGTGGAGGCAGCGGCGGAACGGGCGTTCGCGGTGTTGCGGGAAGTGGTGGTGGTGGCGCAAGCGGAGGCAGCGGTGGTTCGGGCGGTACTCAATCCGGTAGCGGTTATTCCAATGGTAGCGGTGGCGGATCACCGGGCGGCGGTGGGGGCGGTGCTGTATATGACGAAGACCGTAATAATTCAGCAAAGAGTTGGGGTTCAGGCGGTGGAGGCGGTGGCGGTGGATACTGTGCATCTACATTTAATACAAGCAACGGACCTAGCGCGGGAACTGTTTTAACTTTTAATGTAGGGAGCGCTGGTACGGCTAATACAGGTGGAACAGGCGGCGTTGGCCAATTAACAATAACGTGGAACTGATATGACCTTTGAATGGACGTTTCCTCAATTTATCGTATCCCCAACATACGATGGCCTAACCAATGTGGTTACGGCCATAAACTGGGTATGCACTGGCACGGATGGCACAATATCGTCATCTGCATCTGGTACGGCAAAACTTGGTACACCTAGCCCAGCCAAATTCATTCCATATGCTGACATTACGCAAGAAATGGCTTATGCATGGGTATCGGATTGCATTAGTATGCCAGCCGTAGAAACTGGGATTGCTGCACAAATAACACAGTTATCTCAGCCTGTATCACAGACACAAGCACCACCATTTTAAAGGAAAATATTATGGCATTTGGTATAGACGACGCAATTGGTGCGGGACTTCAAATCATCAATAAGTTTATACCTGATCCGAATCAAAGGGCGGACGCAGAGGCATCTTTGCGTTCGTCTTTACAGGGCTGGGACGAACAACAAAATCAGGTGAATGCAAATGAAGCACAATCGTCTTCTATTTTTGTTAGTGGCTGGCGGCCTGCTATTGGGTGGGTTGGCGCACTTGGCCTCGCATACCAATACCTTCTGCGTCCAATCGCCGTTGGGGCGGGGTGGCATGATTTGCCTACTTTGGATCAGTCCCTTATGGAATTAGTAACGGCCATGCTTGGTATGGCTGGTTTGCGTACTTATGAAAAGACATTAGGCGTCCATGCAAAGTAACTGGCAGCCCTGCTTCGTGCTCATCCTTCAAAACGAGGGCGGGTATGTTGACAACCCCAGAGACCCCGGCGGTGCGACCAATCTAGGCTGCACTAAGGCGGTTTGGGAACAGTATGTCGGTCATGCAGTGACGAAAGACGACATTGCAGCTTTGACGCCGGAAGATGTCGAACCACTCTATCGCGCAAGGTATTGGGATGCTATAAACGGTGACAATCTTCCTGTAGGGGTGGATTATGCCGTCTTCGATTTTGCCGTCAATTCGGGGCCGTCCCGCGCAGCGAAAGCCCTTCAAGCGGTTCTCGGTGTTAATGCGGACGGAAAAATCGGGGCCGATACACTTGGTGCTCTTGAAGCGGCAAACCCTCGTGATGTTGTTACGTCCGTCTGCGAAGCCCGATTAGCTTTTTTGCAAAGTCTTGCTACCTATGATACCTTTGGCAAGGGCTGGTCTAAACGCGTTTCGGAAGTCGAGCGAATTGCTTTTAACTTGGCCAGGTAGTCATGGATTACAACACTTACATTCAGCAGATAGCTACGATGGCGGTAGTTCCGGTAGCGGACGCCAACTATCAGATCATTTTGCCACAGATGATTTCGTATGCCGAACTGCGGATGCAGCGCGACATCGATTTTCTGTCAACCCAGATTAGCACGACCGCATACTCGTTCACGGCAAACAACAACACGCTGACGGTTCCGCAGTCGCAGTTTGTCACGACCGAAACACTGGAAGTAATCGATAATAGCGGAAATTCATCACCGCTCCTGCCGGTAACGAAGGAATACATTCAGAACGTGTATGGCAGCGGTACGACCGCAGGCCTTCCTGTGTACTACGCTGAATATGGCGGCGATGCGGCCACAACTGGCTTTACATCGCAACTTATAACCGTTGGCCCTATTCCTGATTCGTCATATCAGGTGCGCCTGACGGGAACCGTTCGGTCG